TACACACTTAAAGCGTTGTAGGTCTAATTCCAACTGCGCCTTCTCCTTGTTTAACTCTAAGATGTCTAAGTTTTGCTTTCTCACGATGTCGGTCTGTTCCGCAAATCGCTGCTCTTTCTCCTTGAGCTGATTTTGCAAAAAGTCCATCGCTTCGCGCAAAACGTTAAACTCCACATTGTCGGCCTCGGCTTCCTCCTTCCTACGGTTGGTCTTACGATTCATACAGTACTTTATCATCTCCCAACCGCCCAAAGCAGTAATCACCGATACCATTATTTCTACTACTTGCATACTAATATCTATACTCCATCAGATACCAATTCTTACCATTACTGAGCAACCTCAGATAGCGTGGCAGCACACCTTGGTACTTCTTCAGTTCTATATAACCATACTCCATGCCGATAAATCTCCACGTACCATTCGCAGTATCCGTATTCGGGAAATACTGGTTCCAGATATAAGTCTCCATGTGCATAGGGTCATATATTCTGTAAGTCGGGCTGCTTGTACCGTCCAAACTGCTGTATATCTCTATGCTACAGTTATATGAAGAAGACACATACACACCATTCTCAATCTTCGTAGGCTTACCTGTTACCTTCCCTTGGCAGATGAACACATCTGGTGCATTACCTACAGTCTTAAAGATATTCGGTGTGTCAACATACACATCAAGGTTCAGTTTCCCTACTTCTGAAGCCAACGGAATACAGAATAACAGATTGTCTGGCGTGTTGCCGTCACCCTTGTTAAAAAAGTAATTAGTCCTCGGACTTATCCTTATTACCGATGTCTCCAACGTAAACATCTGCGCTGCGCCTAATTGCTCATGTTCTTCGTCCTTAGTCCACAGCCACAACGGAACACCTATGCAAGTCGGGTTGTCATCAATGGCGTTAGGTAGCGATATGTCGTAGCCAATAGTATTCGCCTGCAATCGCCCATTCTTGTCCACCTTAAACACTGCGTCATCGGCTTTATCACCACCAACCCATATCGGGTAATCGCTGCCACCGATAGCGCCCATGCTGCCCATCGCTATCTGTATATTCTTGAACACGCCTTTGTTGCATATCACGTTACCGTCCTTGGCCTGGAAGATGATATTTCCCTTCTCGTCCTTCATGTCTATCGTCTCCACGCCTAAGTTCTTCACCAGTGCGTATTGTGACAATAATATCTTTGTGGCTACCAATTCCATCTTGTCCGCCACCTTCCAGTAGCCACCGTTTGTGTCTGCCGTGCTCAACGGGTAGTTCGTCGCGGTCTTCACGTGTGACTTTACGCATGAGTAGTATAGCCCATCATACAGTACTACGTCTTTCCATCCCTCACCGTTCCCCCCAGCATAGAAGGTGTACCCCACTGCGCAGTCCTCCCATGCCTGTGGACCTCTCAGCGTAGCGCCTGCCGTGCCTGTCTCGCCTCGCTTCTGCGCATAACAGTTTATCTGCTTCGTTACGCTTACCTCCTTGCCGTTAATGGTCGTAGTCATACGCACTCGCACCCAGGCGTTGTCGTCCGCATATTCACTCTCTCCAACGAATATTCTGATAATAGTATCATTGCCGTTCCTCGTAATGTTGGCTACATACACATCACCGCCTTGATTAGCATACGTGTCCTCTGTGTACCAATCTGCATCATCTGTCGTACATACCTCTACTGAATAGTCAGCAACCTGCGTTACCCCATACATCAGGCGTAAGGTAGCGGTGTTCGTTACCGCCTGTATGCATTGACCGTCAGCGTCCGCTGGGTACGTGAACGAGTCGGGCACGCTGTCTATATACAGCGCTCCCTCCCCATCTTCTGGCGTGCGTAATATTGATGTCGTTGCAACTACCTTCATACGTCCTCCCTCCTTATATCGTAGCGCTGAATATCACCACTGGCGAATACTCCGTTTTTACGTTGTTTACCGTGTAATACATCTTTTCCTCTGCCATGCTGAATGCTCCCGTGCTGGTGCTGAAGGTGTAATCGCTGCTCGCCACTTCCGCCATCGTGTAGTTATTTCTCACCGTCATGCCCCACGTAATGCCCTTCGTTATCTCCGTCATCGTGCCCTGGCTGTTAAGGCTCGCCAACTTTGGTTGTATATTCACCGTGCCACCATACGCCACGTCGTAATGATCGTTGACTATTATCTGCAGTTCATCAGCGACATCTGCGATTGTTATGCCGTCACTCTCTACCACAACACCACCCACGCTGAACTCACATACCACGTATGCCATGCCGTTCACCATGTCCCTGTCCACTGTTAACAGTCCCTTGGCATCTACTTTACCCGCTGCTGGCGCGCTACCGTTTACCGTCCATGCCACGGAATACTGACCGCTGCCCGTGCCCATCGTCAGCGCATTGCCACCAAGGTTTAGCGTATGCCCTAACTTCACGCTGGTGTTACTTGCCGTCAGTACCGTATTTCCCCGCGCCTGTATCGTGCCCCAATAACTGTTACCGCCATTGTTCACCGCCGTTATCTCCAGTGTCTTCTCTACAGTCTGCTCCACACCCTGGCTTACCACCGTAGCAATCCACTTTACAAGCACATTGCCTATCTTCGTAACATCTGACATGATAGGACCCTTTATCTTCAGCGACGTGTTCGTCACTTCATACGTATCTGATGCCGCCACCCGCTTACCGTCCACCTGCCATACTGCGCTCTTTATCGTCACCTCTGAGCCTTGCATACTCGTCACCGCTCCCGTTATCGTCAGTGGTGTCTTGCTAAAGTCCGTGTATATCCTCTTGTCATCATACACGATACATGGACTGCCATTCACGTTTAGCGTAACATATATGTTATCGCCCATTCTCAGTCGTGTTATAGTACACGTTCCCGTTACCTTTGTCGTCATATTATGAATTATGAATTATTAAACTATCCCCACGTCCAGCCTTTCAATCATCTTTGCCGTAAACGTCACTGTCCCAGCAGTCTTCTCCGGAAGGTAATAGGTAATACCATCAGCCCCATAACTGTAAGTATATATCCGTAACTCCTCCGTCTCCCCGTCTGCCTTCTTCGCCGTTACGGCTACCGAATAGAAATTATAGTTATACACCTCGTGGCCCTCGGCAAACAGTTTCAACTGCACCTTCGGATTTGCCGTGCCCTTACTCTCTATAAACACTGAGTTCGCCACGCTAACCTCCAACTGCGGCACCTTCCTCTGAAACGATATCACTCTCTCGTCATACAACACGCTGCCGTCCTTGTTCTTCAGGCGTATCACCACCGCACCGCTATACTTCGCACCACAGTCCATCGTCACCGTCACCTTACCATTAACGTTGCTCAACTTCTGCAGTATGCTTCTCGTAAAGTCATTAGCCATCAGCCTCTGCTCGTTGTCGCCCGATGTTATGCAATAACCTTTATAATACAGTCCCCCTGCCTCTGTGGTATGCAGCGCGTCCTCAGCGTCCACACCAATTATGCGAATATTAGTTATAACAACTAACCTCACTACAGAGAATGTCAGTCCCTTCGTCGTTATGCTGTTGCCTTGGTCTGTCACGTAACAAGTCGCTTTCATAGTGCCGCCTGAGATGCTGTATTCCATTTCTCCCTTCGCCACTTGGTCTAACGTTATCCATTCCTCCTTTGGTGCTCCGCCGCTTGTGCCGTCCTGCAGTGTGAACTCTATGCGCTCTATCTTGCCTTTCCACAGTATGTCTATTTTCCTGCTACCCGGCGCATACGTGAACAGTCCGCCTTTGCCGATACTCCATGTATCAGCATGCACGCCTATGTATCTATCCACAAAGTGCACACTGTTGCCTATCTGGTCTGTCTTCGCATCAGGAACGCCACTACTGTTGGTATTATACAGATAACTCCAACTACTGAAGTTATAGGATAGGTCCACTCCCTCGGATATATAACTCCCGTCAGCGTTTACAGCCTCTACTGTCACCTCGTCCGAGTTAAACTTCTGCCCACCTCTCGTTATCTCGAACTCTGTTTGCTGCAAGAAAGTTGCTTTCTCCAGTCCCTCCACCGTGTATGGCGCTGGCGCTTCGGGGTTATAGATGATGTTCTGCTGTCCCTTGACCAAACGAAAACGTATCTCGTCCAGCGTCTTGTCGTTACAACCTATGCGATATATATCACTCTCCAACGTCACCGTTGCCTTTATGTCCGTATCCGCTATGCCTACGATGCACTTTACCTCATACACCACACCCGCAGGTATGTTCGCCTGCTGTCTGAGTATCACGCCACCGTTAAATATCATGCCATATATCGGATGATAATTGTCGTCTAAGTCTTTCCACTCAGCCGCACCTGCCGCTCTGTACCACCATTTACATGTAGCGACAGTGGCGTCCTCCACCGTCCCCGTACCGTCCACAGAAGCCTTCTTCACAGTGCCTAATAACAATGTCCTCCACGTGTCCCTTGTTGTTACGTCAGGCTTCCACGTCCCCGTCTGTACGTCATATTCCTGCATCAAGGTGTCCTCCGTGCGCAGGTCAAAATAATAACTGTTTGGCGCAAAGTTACGCCTAACCTGTATCGTCTTAATGTTCGTCATAAGTATAATTTCTAAAGTGTATTCAAATTCCTTGTGCATCGACGTTTCTACGTCGATGATACCACTAAACCACCAACCTCGCCATCACCTTCTCCTCGTCCGCCATCGTGGCCGTAAACGTAAACGCCACTTTGTCCGCACTCTCCAGGTCGTCCAGCGTAATCACCAGCACTCCTGCAAAGGTCTTATGGTCATAGCCCCATGCCGTGTCCGCTGCTTCGTTGCCACTGTCACGCACTACGCTCCATGAGGTAACGTCACTCGTCACGTCCTCGCGCAACCCATTGATCACGCTGCATGTCAGCGTCTTCTCTTCGCCTTTGCCTATCATCATGTCTCCGCCAGTGTCTATCTCCATCTCGTAGGTCTTCCCTAAATCGGGGTAACCGCCTACCGCCACCCAGTCCGTACTCGCCTCCGTCGGCTCCTGCGTCGTGCCGTTCTTCATGCAGCGCCATTTCACGCCCCTGTGCCACACCTCCGAGGTCTCGTACTCCCCCGTGGCGGTGTTCTCCGCCTCACAGTAATATGTTTCTCCCTGCGTCCACGTGCCACGATCTACATTGGTCGCTATCGGCTTCAGCGTCCAGCGGTTCAGCCTCACCGTGTCCATCGTCACTATGCCGGGGATATACATATAGTCCATGCCCTCACGCAGCGGTAACCCATTCCCCTCATCGTCCTTCAGTCCCTTAACGAAATCGGGAAGAGTGCCAAACGCCGCGCCATAGTTGGCATTGTCCAATATCGGTTTTGTCACCCCTCGCAGTTTTACTATCCTGCCCTCTGTGCTCGATAGGTACAGGCACTCCTGCCGTCCCGTGTCCGTCTGGTTACCCCATCGGGCTATCTTCATCATCTCACACGGTGGGTAGTTCTTACCTCCGGGCACGTCGTCATCGGCATACTGCGTCACCTCTATGTAGTTCGTAGCAGTGTTCACCTTGTTCACTCTGAACCATGCCGTGTAATACGTTCCGCTACCCTCTGCCAGCGTGTTGATGATACCTTTCACCACGTTGTTCTCGGCTTGTGCGGTAAAATATCCGTCCCACTTGCTCTTAAGGTGTAAGCCATAGCAGCCCTCGCCTAAGTCGTCCACGCTCTCTATTGTGTCGCTCTCTGTCAACAGTTGGTCGCCTTCAATGGCTGACAATCGGTTTACCAACAACTCCAGGCACTCGAAGTAACTGCGCACTCTTAGGCTCTCCACCTCCGCATTGCCGTTAGCGTCAATGGCTGCGCCTTTACCTGCGGTCAATGATTGAGCGTACTCCCCGAACGTTGCACCGCCTTTCTGCGTTGTCTCCTTCTCGAAGGTAATACGTCCCTTGGCGGTGTCGTCCTCTATGGCACTGAGGAATCTATCGTTTACGGGGCTATCCTCCGTCAGGTCGTGCGCCACCTCCGCATAGTCTGCTCTCGCGGCGTGCTCCGCTTCCGATGCCTTGTCTGCCTTAGTGGCGTGCTCGGCTTCGTCTGCTTTCGTAGCGTGCTCTGCGTCCGTGGCTTTTCCTGCTGTGTCTGCCCCTCCTGCCCATGCCGACTTCGTGGCGTAGCCTGCCTTTTCCGCATACTCCGCACTTACGGCTATGTCGGCTTTCGCTGCGTGTTTCGCCTCTTCCGCCACGGTGTCCACCGTGCCGCCACCGCTCGTGGTCGTCCCCGTTCCGTCCGCTCCGCTTGCCTTGGCTTTGGCGGTCATCTTTATGTCTATCATGATGCTGTCTCCTCAAACTTTTCTTTTAGCGTCAGCGTTATCGTCCCCTCCATCAAGTCCCTGCCGCTACCTTGCACGTAGAACTCTTTACCCATGGCAGGGTGCCTGTAGCGGTTTAGCCATATCATGTCCCGTCCGTCGTCTTCCAGCGTCTGGTCCATCAATATTCTCGGCTTGTGATACTCCCTCCAGTAGTTGTCTACGTACAGATGCTCCGCTTTCGCCTCCTCGTCCGTATAGCGGTCATAGATGGTTAGCACGCCCGAACTAGTCTTCAGGTTTAACGGGGTACTCGACTTCACCACGCTCGATACGCCTAACCTTCTGCACTCTGCCGCCGTCAACGCGGAATTTATCTTCATCTCTATGTCTTCCTTCCTGTTCACAAATTTCTCTTTCGTGTCACTAAGGTACACCACGTCTTTATCATTATCGCCACCGTCAAAGTGCCCACTGTCGCTATACAGTTTTATCTCAAAGTTCTTTAACTCTATGCTGCGCATAAACAACAGCGGAGAGCCTAAGAATAGATAACTCGTGTCGTTAAAGTCATCGTATATGTCCCATTTCGCAAAATTAGATGATATTGGAGCCGGACCTATTATCACAAACTTTGCGACTCCGCTCAGGTGGTCGCTCGCCTTCATCGGTATAGCGGTGCCCTCAGCGTCTATGCCTGTCTGTAACGTCACGTTGTTCATTAGGTCGTGCTCTTCGCCTAACGCGTGCTCACCTCCCTTCGGAAGGAAACTGATATAGAAACACTGGCGGTAATACTCGTCATCGCTGCCGCACTCCTCTCTCGTCTTGTACGTTCGCCACTCATAACTGGGGGACACGCCTAATACGCCTGTCTCTACCACGCATTTGTCGCCTATTATCAGCATACAACTCAAAACGGGGTATTCGTTCATCAAACTTCCTGCTACCGCATTGTATGATTGCGAGGTCTGAGCGTTTCCCGTCATCGGTGACAAACCTGTCGCCGCAGAGTCCTCCGTAGGGTCTTGCAGTGGGTCTACCGTGTGCCAATACCTCTGTGTGTAAAGTTTGTAGGTCACTCCGTCTACAGCCGTACGCTGCCCAAATATATTGTCCGTATACTCCACACTGGTATTTGGCATTGGACGGGCAAAATTAAAGTTATCGTCGTAATTCCATTTCGTGTGTCCATTAATACTCTGCTTTACATTCTTCATGTATGTATACGTCGGTCTCACTGGGTTCAGCGATATTTTGCCCGATAGCACTATGTAGTTGGTTATCGCCTCGTCCGATGGAGAAAACACGCCACCAGCGCTGACGCTTTCATACACCGCGCATGGTCTGCTCGCCTTCATGGCGTTCACTATCCTTTTATATTCGGATAGCGTATAATCGTACTGCGGTTGTGATTCTACGCCCAATGTACCGCCCACGCTTATCACCATTCTGTCCTCCATCGACGGCTTTGAACTGTTGTTAGAGTCCGCCATGCACCTCTCCTGACTGCCAAATGCCGCTATACAACCACGCCCCGTTGTGCCGTCCAGCCATGTCATCACCTCGTCCTGTCCGCATCCGTTTCTCTTGGCGTATGCCACTAAATCCTCCTCTGCGGACAATGGTGTTTTTCCTGTTATGGGCGTCCAGTTACCCATAGGGAATTTCCAGTGCGCGTGCTGTTTTAGCCGCAAATACCAATCCGTCATATATGCGTTTTTATAGTTGGGTGCCCAGTCCATCATCCATGAAGCAAAAGCGTTGTAACTCGCCTCACTGTTCGTCTGCGTGTCTATCCAACTAACCCCCGTCTGGCTCTTGTCTATTCCCTCACCTGTCGAAATATTCTTATCCCCCTCTACCCAGTCATAATAATAAGGCGCACCGATAGCATCAGTATTCCGCTTCCATTCTTTCTTTAGCCCGTCTATGTTCACGGCATACTCCGTCATATACTTCTGCATACCGTCGTATGGACTGGTAAGGCTACCTGAGTCCAATGGGTTCTCCACCACGTTCTCCTGCGCCTCCACCACCGCGGTCAACATCAGTTGGTTATACACCTCGCCTATGCTGATACTCGTACCACAGTCCGCCACGTTATCAAGCGACACCGCTATCGTGCCGTTCCTCTCCGTTACCTTGTTACCCTCACCGTCTACGGCATACCATGTCAACGGCTCACCGTTCCCCTCTCTCACTGTCTCCCAGGCAAAGATATAAAACTCAAAGCCCTCCTGTCTAATATGCAGGTTCAGATACTTCAACACCTCCTCTACAACGGTCTCGGTCGTCCACACCTCGTCAGCGCTGCTGCCCATAAACAGTATATCCGTCACACCCATGTCGCTAAACACCGACGCGCCGTTACATGACTCCTCGTCCGCACCTCTGCTGCCGTCATACCATACGCCTAAATGGCTCTCGGCTTCCGCTTCGTCGCCTGCGGAAACTACAGATAACACGTCCAGCCCTGCCGAAACACTCCTCAGTGCTTCCATCACTACATCGCCAAACGTCCTTGTGCTTGCTTCGCCTCTCACTACCTCATACACCACGCCTAAAGCACCCACGCTCTTGTAGTTCATATACTGCAAACCGCTCAATGCGTCAAGGCAGTTCAGTTCCAGTTCGTCATACGTCTCGTTGTATGGCTGCGAGTACGTCATCGGCTCTATGAACCCAGCAAACACACATCTACCACCCTCATACACATTCACTACTGCGGAACGTGCCGACGTACAGAATAGTTCTGGTATGTAGTTACGGCATAGCAATGTCACCTTTGCCGACTGTCTCAACAATACGTCAAAGGTATCATTCACCTCGTTCTCTATCATAATAGGGTCTTCCGTGGGGAAAAACACCCCCGTCTCCTCGCTGCCTATAATTCGCTCGTCCTCATAGTCACCGTTCGTCAATATATGCAGCGCCACCACTGCCCCCCTCTTGTTTATGAACTCACCGTGTAAATACATATCCCTAATATATAAATTGTCCTCGTCCTTGTGCATCGACGTTTCTACGTCGATGTCCCCATTAACTCCATTTTCTGCCGCTTTTCTTCGCCAACCGCTCCTCCTTTTTCTCTATCTCCATCATCTTTCTTATGCTTCCTTTCACGTTCACGTTTACAAGCGTCTGGCTTACCTCCGTATCTCTCGGCATCATATTGTCGGCAGTCACCCTCGGCAGTTGTCTCTCGTACATCACTGGCGGTTGGTATGCACCATTTATCATGTTAAACAGTTGCGTCTGCTGAAACTTATTCAGTATCATCTCACCACTGTTCACCCTCACAAACTTCTTGTCGCCATGCGTCTGCGTGCCACCTACCACGCCACCAGTGGCAAATGCCATCAGGCCTATAGCCTTTGTCATTGCTATAGCGGTAGCGATAAAGCCCATGGCTATACCCGCACCGGCAAATGGTATGTAGGCGTGTGCGGCAAAAAACTCGGCACTCGCTAACTCTAAGTAACTTGCAGTCGCCAACTTGTTAGCGGCTATCACACCCACCGTCGCCGCTATCACACCAGTTTGCGTGCCTATCGCAGCGGTATCGGCTGTGGCGTCGGCTGTGGTTGCAACGGTTTTTGCTGCGGTCGCTGCGGTGCTCAGTGTGGTAGCGGTCGTTAAGGCATTGATGATGCCCGATATTGCCTGTATCCCTTCCGCCACACTAATAAACCCACTGATAAAACCGCTTATCGTCTGCCACGCGTTACCGTTCCCCTCTATGGCGTCCGTCATCTGCTGAAAGCCATTGGCTATGCCGCTGATACTGCTCCAGCCTTGTTTCAGCGATGCCAAACCATCCACGGCCTGGCTTGTATCTACCTCCAACTTTAGCGGCTTCAGGTTATCACCCATGCCCGCTATCTGCTTGTTAAGGTCGGCTATCTGTTTCTCCGCCTCGTCCTTGCCTATCAGTCCAATCTCAAAATCGGTCTGTATGCGGCTCGCCTTGCTCTGCGCGTTAGCATAACTCTGACGCTTGTCAGCGGTGCTGCCCTTCGTGATGTAGGTCGGTTCTGTCTCGGCTTCAATGGTGAGTTTGCCCTTGGTCGCTTCGTCTATCTGGCGTTGTATGTCGCTAATCTTTGCGTCCGCCTTCACCTTAGCGTCTATCGTGCTCGCCTCGTCAAACTCCTGCTGCGCCTCTCTCAACTGCTCCTGCAGTTCCTCCACGTGAGTCTTGAAGTGTACTTCAATAGGCTTCAACCCTAATTCCTGGAGTTGCTTGTTTAGGTCGGCTATCTGCTTCTCCGCCTCGTCCTTGCCTACGATGCCTATCTCGTAGTCTTGCTTTATGCGGTCTATGCGGCTCTGCGCATTGGCATGGCTCTGCCTTTTGTCCGCATCGCTGCCCTTCGTTATGTAGGTTGGCTCCGTCTCGGCTTCAATGGACACCTTGCCCTTGGTTGCTTCGTCTATCTGTGCCTGTATGTCCTTTACCTTTGCATCGGCTTCCACCTTCGCCTCTATCGTGGTGGCGTTCTCCAGGTCCTTCTTGGCTGCGGTCAACTGTGCCTGAAGTTTCTCCACGTAGGTCTTCGGATCGTCGTTCTTGTCTCCGCCTACGGTCGTTTTCTTCGGGGTGTCGGTAGTGGATACTGTCGGCTTGTCTGCGGTAAGAAAGTTCTTGGCGGTCTTCAGTTGCTCGGTAAGTTGCTTTTGCGTGTTATCGATTTGACGGTCTACGGCATTTATCTGCTTGTCTATGCTGTTAATCTGTGCATTGCCCGAAACATTCGTACCGTTATACCGCTCCGCTCCTTCTTTCGTAAATCGCCATTGCCCGTCATTGCCCACTCTGCCGTAGCGTTCATTACGCCAACTCTCAGGCACAACGTCCCCTTCTTTGGCATTTCTGCCGCCTTGCTTCGCGTCGTTGGCAATGTCCTTCGTAATCTGCTGCTTTTTGTCAAGCAGCCCGATTTGCTTCTGATACAATGCCGTAAGTTTTGCCGCATACGCTGCCGCCAATGCTCTTTGCTTGAAGGCTTCCACAACCGCATCGGTCTTGCGGTTAAAGATGTTCTCGGCTTCCGACACATTGCCTATCTTCAGGCGCAGTTCATCAAATGCACTTTGATTGTCCTTTATCCACGCCATTTTCTGTTGCTCCGTGGATAGCGCACGCCAACCAGCTTTCAGTTGCTCATACTTCGTTATGAGGTCGGCATACGTGTTCTTTAGGGCACTGTCGTAGGCACTCTTTACCTCATCTGCGGCGTCGCCCATTCCCTTCATGCTCTTGGCGGTATCCTCGGCCTGTGTCTCTGCCTCCTCTGATTTTGAAGTAAAGGCGGATATTATCTCGGTCAGCGCAACAATGGCTACGCCTACACCTGTAGATATGAGCAAACCTTGTATTGCAAGTTTCAAGGTGGCAGCACTAACCGAAGCACCACGAAACGATGCCGACATCACTTGTGTCAGGGCGTTCATGCGTACTGAAGTAGCGTTCCATACTACCGATGCTGCATTGGTGGCTAAGATGCGAGTCTTCACAATACCTTGTGTAACGTTGAAAGTCTGTAACGCCTTATTAAGAGCCAAAACGGCTACAACGCTGTTACCAACTTGCGAAGAAATATTCAAGTACGGCATAATACCACCCATCGCTGATGCTATGCCGTCAGTAAACTCGCCTATCTTGTTTTTGAGCATCTGCAAACTTGCCGCGCCGCTACTGCTCATTGTGGCAAAAGCGTCGTCAATCGTCCCGGCACTGCCCTTCATTGCGTCCACGTTCTCATTGAACTTGGCTGCGAGTTGCCCCGTGAGTGGTCCTAACGCTCTAAGGCTTTCAGCGCTGCCGAAGAGTTTGCCATAGATCTCTTGCTCCAGCATACCACTCTTACTTGCGTACGCCTTCACGTCCTTGTCTAACTCGGTGAGGAAATTACGCATACCGCCTGCCGCCTTGATGGCTGCCGCATCGAACTCTATGCCCATCTGCTGCGCCATCTTGGTTGCCTCGCTTGATGGCTTTACCAAAGCGGTAAAGATGGCGGCTAACTGGGTAGATACCTCGGCAGTATTACCGCTAACGCCTGTCAGCGTCGCAAAGGTCGCCATAAGTTCGTCTATGCTTACGCCTAACGTGGCAGCGTTGCTCGTCACTCTTGGCAATGCTTGCGCTAACTGCTCAAACGACGTTACACCGTTCTTGGCGGTCAACTGTATCTTGTCCTGTACATCACCTGCCTGGTCCCACGCTAAACCGTAGTTTTTGATAATGGTAGATGTTACCTTAACCGTCTCGCCTAAGTCCGCTATGCCGCCAACAGATGCCTTTGCCGACTTCTGTAGATACTCTATCCAATTGTCTTCTGGTACACCGTTACTGATTACCTGGTACAAACCGTTAGCCAATTCCTCACGGGCTACTGGTATCGTCTCCGCCAACTCCGCCACGCTGCCTTTCAGTTTGGCAAAGTCATCGCCACTCTTGCCCGCCATAGTGTTTGCAGCGTTCATGGCTGCACTGAAAGTACGGCTCTCCTCGGTTACGCTGTTTAGCGTTCCCGCCAACTGTGTTACAGCCCCCGTAATGCTTCGGATGACCTCCACAGATTGATTAAATGTAATAAGCGTATCACGCAGACGTGTGGCTTTATCCTTGCTGGCTTCGAGATTTGCCTGCAGTTCCGCGGCAGATGTAGAAGCGGTTACAAGTTGCTCCTTGCCGTCAACCATCAACTTAATGTTAAATTTTATCTCTTTTGCCATTTTTTCAGCGTATAAGTAACTAAGTAATCGAAATTATTTGTAACTTTGAGGCGTAAACCAATCTGATTTAGCGCTATGGATAAGGAATATCAGAAAAATAACAACACCGTTGAAGCCGCAAACGACAATGAAGTGCAAAAGCCTGAGCACGTAATCACGGCAGAATTTAGCATTGAGGTAACGGGCGAAGATGAACCGACAAAGTATGACAAACGTCGTGAATTTTGGGGCGGCGTCGTAGCATGGTCTGTCGTGGCGTTCATTGTGTCTATAATTGTTTGCTGCGCCTCTCCGTATTTAGGAATATCGTCCATTTATGGCGGTATAGCCATAATCATCAGTAGTACAGTATTCTTTATTTCAATATGGCATACCGTAAATATTGACCCCGATGAACCTACAGGCTCCATGCCGTGGTGGTATGGAGGCCTTTAGCCTTTACCCACCATTCTCAACACTTCCTCAAACCTCTGCAATGCCTCTTCCTTGCTGACGTGCTCGACTCGTGCCCCGCGTGTCGGGCTGCTCTCCTTATCCCATGGAAACGCTAAAAGTTTGTGCGGTGTCAGCCCCTTCTTCGCGTATGGCTGGATAGAAATCGCCGCCAACATGCGCATACGCTCCCAGTTGTCTCTATACTGCGCCTCTCGCTCCTCACTGTAGGCACGGTATATATACGAAAACTCGTTAGGCGTGAGGTCGCAAAAGTCATCATATCGAAGCCCTATATTGCCTACCGCCACGCCTAACATATCGTAAATTCCTAACTTTTTTTTTCACCCTCATCTCCTGCGGGCACTGCCTCATCTGAAGGTGTCTGCTCTGCCGTGTCGCTTACCGCCCCTGACCACTGGTCAAGGTCGTCAGGTATTAGACTGTCGGCAAAGTCCATCAGCGACATGTCGAACTTCACACCGTCTTTCTTGCAGGCTGACGCCGTGCAACAATACAGATAAGCGCACGTATCTGAAAGGCTACCGTTTATCTCCGTCACCTCCTTGCCTGTCTCCTTCTTAAAGCGAAGCATAGCCCCCATAGTCTGCCTACAGGGGTATGCCTTGCCGTCAATCCTGATTACAATCTTTGGCATAATACTAACCAATTAATCGAATAATAACTACAACAAACAAAATTATCGAATCCGGTTCCTTGTGCATCGACGTTTCTACGTCGATGTTAACCAAAACAATGTCCCACTCTTACTTGCTCACCGCCTTGCTTGCGATTGTCTGCCCAGATGTAAGAGAAACCGTACTGTCAGTCTTACCCGGATAAACGTCTGGCTCACCGTCATTCTCTAACGATACACTGTAAGTAGCGTCGTCCTGCGCTGGGCTTGTCTCCTCCAGTGAAGCAATAACAAACTTACCCTGCACGTACGGTGTACTCTCACCCTTGCGCTTAAATGCCTTAACCTCCACGCTTGCGCCTTTGCCCCATAGTGGCGCTATCTCCTCGTGACCGTTCTCCGTCTCGTCATAGAAACGCAGTCCTTCTGCGCTAATAGAGATTGACAAACCTGTCACACCCTTGCCCTTCCATAGGCCGCTGCTCACCGCCTCACTTGCCGCAGGCTTCACTGCTCTGTCCTTCGTCTCACTGTTGAAGGTGAGTGTGTGACTGGTGCAATGGCCTACTGCCTTGCCCCCTACCATCAACAGTAGGTCACTACCATTGATATATCCAGTATTATCTGCCATAATTTCTTAAAATTTTATGTTACTAAATCTTTACTCTGAAAATAAGTTGCTGGGCGTAGGCATCGTTCTCGTAACCCTCTTCACTATCAGATAGCATACAACTGCGCATCACAACACCGTCCTTCTCGCCCTGCTGACCGTCAAGCGCTGCTCTTACCGCCTCCGCCAACTCTACGCCTTCAGCGTATTTCTCGGTATAGCATACAACCTCTATAACCACGGTGTCGGCTCCTGGATAGCCCGTCCTCACTGGGTTCTGCTCAAAAGCCGCACGGCGGTAAAGGATATATGGCAAAACTGCCGTATCTGTCGCTACAGGGAAAACCTTGTTCGTACGCTTCTTTACTTCCTCATCCCTCAAAAGCATATCGCGGATAACGCTACCCGCACTTAACGATGTCCTTTTCTGTCCCATCTCTTAGCAATTTTCGTCCTCGTCCTTGTGCATCGACGTTTCTACGTCGATGATTAACCCAGCAGCCCCTGCTTCCTTGCGGCTTTCTCCACATTGGCTTGCAGGTCGTTAAACAAATTACTCTCTACACTGTTCGCTGTCTGCTGTTCGGTCTTAGCGAGGAAGGCATAACGCTTCATCTTGCCACGGTTCGCACCGCCACGCAAATACTGCTTTATCCTCTTCCCCGTAAACCTGCTCTTACTGGTAAACATTGAAAGGCGTCGTCCCACATGGCGTTGACGTGTACCGTCCTCCGCCCACATCAGCACGGGCTTTTCTCTGCCCTGGCGGTTGAGGTGTATGCCCTTGCGCTTGCCGTGAGGTCTAACACTCACCATGAAGCCTAAGCCATAACGGTCGGGGTAGGTACGCACGTAGATGCCACTCGACAAACTGCGTTTCGTGCCGTGCCCTATACCGCTCTGCTGCAGGTTATCCACCGCTGCTTTCTTCAGGCGGTTGCCCTCTCTGCGCATAGCGCTCTTCATCGCCTTACGCTGCGCCTTCGGGTCCAATGCCTTGAACACATCGACAAATGGCTTGGTTATATCTGTAACGGTCTCGTTCATCGTCTTGGCTTTACTCGTTTACTCGCTCACAAACCAAAGTGTTCATGCCTCGGTCTATGTTCGGAACTATGGCGGTTACGGTGTAAAGGTAGCCGCCTAACTGCTGTACCCTCCAGTTCTCCTTTATCGGATGCGCGTCTCTCACGTTAAACTCAGCACGGTAATCGGGGAAATGTTCGCCTACCTCCTCGCTACGACTGCCGCTTTGTTTTACACGCTGCGCCCATATCGTGCGTACCTCCTCGTAAGTGGTGGCTTCCTCGCCGTAGTCGTTGGTGCTCGCCACTGGCTGCAACAACCTCAAACGATATTTCATTTCTCCTGCTCGCATACCAACTTCCTGTAAGGCTTTATCAAGGCCTGCAGTGAATCGGGCACAGCGTGCATCTGCACACTGCTCACGCTCTCGCGCTGATTGTACCAATGAGCACCCAGCAGCATTATAGCGTGCTTTATAGGGGCTGGAACGTCCGTACCGTTCCCCATCTGCGCTAATTCCTCCTGAGTCCTATTGGTCGCCATGATAACCGCACTCTCAGCAGTCTCTAAGAGATGCTCCAAATACTCATCATCATCGGCAAAATCATCTGCCCTCACGTGCTTCTTGAAAAGCCCTAAATCCACTACTGCCATAATATCTTTAATTTTCCCTGTGCATCGACGTTTCTACGTCGATGTTCCCACAATCAACCTACTTCTTACCCCCTACCTTGCCTAACTTAAAGGCCTCCGGACGGATCGTCTTAGTAGCGTAATCTGTATTAAGCACAAAATCCACACTGTCCTGACGTGCCTTACTGTATGGATCCACAATAAAGCGGAGAGTACCAAACATACCCATTGGCTGGTAGCGCCAATCACCCAAACCGATGTACTCTGTGCCGGAGATAATCTTTACATAGTCACCTGACTTCATGCCTGCAAGGTTCTTCACCTCGTCTGCACTTGTCACGGTATATTTGGCGGTATTCTTTGAAGCGTCGAAGTCTTCTGCCGCTGACCATGCGCTACCGTTATACTTCTGGTATGATACCTGAGTATCACGAATAACGTTCGTTGTGTACACTGGCAAACCGCACAGCGTGCCGTTCTGTATCATCGGAAGGAAAATGCCCTTCTCGTTAATTGGAGTACCCACCAATTATCCCAAGCGGGTCTAACCATCGGAAATGAAAGGATAGTAAGGTGATGTAATATCACTGATTTACAGTCTATTAGGAATGAAAGCCGATTTTGGATTGGTTCGTTATTCTTTCCTAAATTAGCGGATTGTTTACCCACTTTTGTCTCGTTTTTGTCCCTCGTTGTATTATCTTTGTATCGCAAGTTAAATGCTTGATAATCAGTGATAAAAGAATATATTAACATCAGAAAAGAAAGGAAATAAAATGGGACGAAAGAAGAAAGAAATCCGTTTGAAGGAGCCTGTGCGCATCCGAGAGAAGAAGATTGCTGGTGGCAACATCAGCCTGTATCTTGAC